TTAAGGAATTCATTCTTAACTACTAGGGTTCTAATTCTATCAAACATGATGCTAGCCTGATTTTGAGTAGGTGCTGCAATTACTATGATACATTCATTCTTTACTGTCTCAGATAGTAACGGAGCAAAGAAAGCAAAATGTACTGTCTTCACTGCAGTTGACATTGTTTTACCAACCTGTCTTCCTGAACGATACACTATGAATCTGTCTTGACAGTCTACATACTTTCTATTATATTCAAATAACTTATGGTCTAAGAACACAGTACTAAACACACTTGGTTTATGAACACAGTCAACTATACTCTGCATAAAGTTTTTCCTCTCTGCTATTATTTCTTTGGTAGGTTGTGGCATCTAGTCCCCTGTCTTCTGTGCTTTTATCTGTCGGAATATAGATTCTATATCTCCTAGTTTGTTGAACCTCTGTTCTTCACTGACAACTATCTTACTGGATATTTCACCTATGGTTGATATGATTTTAAGTAGAGTGTTAACTTCTGATTTGGTATTTCTATCTGGTATGTTACCATCAAATTTACTTTCAGTCAATGCCATTAGTACGTTCTCAAATGAAAGTTTTGCTAGCATGTCTAACATAGTTTTTACATGTTCTGGGTTACGTGTATCAAGTTCATTAATTAATGAAATGAAATCTTTTCGTATGGCACACATTGCACCTTCTTCATACTTTGGACACTTGCCATTACCACCTGAATCAATAGAACGATATACACATTGATCACACAGTGCAGGTATGTTTGCAGTTTTAAGATGTTTGGCTGAGTTGAATGGTGATACAGTCTTGTGTCCATCTAATACAACCTTAGATGCATGTTCATCTAAAGGTTTAATTTTAAATATATCTCCTTCCATATATAACTATAAGTAAAACAAAGTATTTAAAGATTAAAATTGTCCTTTAATATGTTTAGTTGTTTACACATAGGCAGATACAGTAAAGCAAACGGTGCTTTTAACAATGCCTTGTAGTCCCCATCAATTATATCCTGCTTCTTTAAATTAATTAACTCAAGATATTCCTTATGTACTTCACATGCATGGTTTAACATTGGTATCATAGTCTTTCCCTTGTCTCCAAAGAACATAAAGTTGGTAGAGTTGTTACTCCATACCTCACACTTCTTTGACATTGCTGCAGAGATCCAACCTGACGTATCAAGTGATTCAAACAATCTTGTTTTAGTTGTGTATCTTCCCTTTGCCAACCCGTGATATTTTAAGTTGGGAGGAAGTTTTCTAATCTGATCTTCTGTTTCATCTCTACCATGTACCTCACCCAAGCATACATACGTATCTGGTTCCAGTCTTAACTGTGAAAGATGATTGAGATAGTTCTCTTGTAGCACAGGTATTGTCCAATCTATACCCATCTCCCTTTCTTTCCTATAATGTTTTAATGTCTCATTCATATTATACATGACATCGTACTGTATGGCATAGTCATACACCCCTCTATGTTTCTTTAGTAACTCATAGTATCTTTCTGGTTCGGTTTTAGTTCCTGCAACCACGAATAACTTATCAAACCTCTCCCTGAACTTGGTGATATTGGCATAGGAATACTTGAAAGAGAGAACAACATTCTTTACTTTACATTCTTGTAAGGCTTCCATGTGAGCCTTGTTGTTTCCATTAAAATAGATCTTCAATTATGACACTCACATGAACAAGGTACAGCAGCATGATGATGAGGACATTTAGCATGCTTGCCTGCTTTACATGAAGGGTAAATCATTTATTCACCTGATATTTTATGACATAAGCATTGGCATTTTATATCAAGTCTTTTTACAGGACAATCAAAATGTCTATGAGTATGACACTCAGGTGATATTATTTTTATTCCTTCCATTTTTTCCTGTTATCCTCGAAGCAAGTTGATGCGAAAGGACACATTCCATCACAAAGGAAACACTTGGTTCTCTCTGGTAGAGTACATTCAGTCATAGCATCTTTAATTATTCTAGACTTTTCAATCATATCTGCAAGAGTTGCTTCTATTGGTTTAAGTTTAAATGCCATAGGTATTGGTATGTCACGTTTATCCTTTTCAATCTTGTTAGAAATGTATATCACACATCCAAACGTTGCATCTATATCATAGCATTTCTTTAGTAATACCCTGTATCTATTGATCTGATCTGTGTGACTCTCACTTGGTTTAGAGTTATATCTTCCAAAGTAATCAATAGAACCTGTCGTCTTTTTGTCACAAATTATCCATTTTCCGTCAATTTCTATCAAGTCATCTATGCTACCATATATAATATCCAAGTGTTCTGGATCTTCTGCTGGTATTCTTAATGCTTCTTCTCTTGTAAGAGGTTCATCTTTAACATAGTTGTATGCTAGGAACAGTTCATTGTATTTTGGTTCTGCTATAACTGAATTTGAATGTACTATCTGTCCAAAGTAAAGTGACTTCATATCCTCTGTACTCATTGTGTGAGGCATAGTTTTATTATAGATTACATTTCTCATACATGGTTTAATAACATCTGATACATGTATCACTCCAAGTCTCTCTGTTTTCATAGCCTCCATCTGTGCTCTTCTATATTCAAAATATACTTTCTCTTTAATATTATCTAGTGTTAACATACTTATCTATACAGTATTAAATATATAAATGTTTAGATACTGTATTCTTCTTTTGCCTGTTTGATTGGAATGTATGGTATTGTTATTGGCAACCAAATGAACATATGTCTTATCCAAAACTTGATAGTTTTCTTTGTACCATACCAGTTATCATGTACGATCACTGTTGCCGCTGCACCTCTAGTACCTGCCCTGCCTTCTGGTGCGTCATGTTTTCTAGTGATATGATGTGTACCAATACCGTCTTGATATACAGCATGAAGTAACTCATGTGCAAGAGGCATGATATTGGATCTAAGTATGAATGGATTCTTACTGTCATTGACAAACATGTAGATTACTTTCTTTCCAGTAACCCCCCATGCTATACCATCACTGGTTTCAATATCAAGGTGTTCATAGAATTTTTTGAACTCTTCTTGTTTGGTAGTAGGTATTATGTTAAGTTCCCAATTATCTTTAAAGTTCTCCCAAGCATAGTATCCTGATAGATGTTTACCGTTACTACCGTTAAGCATTATAGTGCGACAAACTATGTCAGTATACCTATTGGTATCAATATTTTTCGTATAGAAATTAATCATGGTTTAAACCTAATAATTTCCTATGTTTGAACACATACAAGGTTTGCTTGGATCATCTGCTGAAGGTGCTACACACCCATGATTGTCTTCATGTGATTCTTGACCGTGACCACATTCTGCACAAGCCCCTGATGCTACGAATACTATATCTGCCATCAGTAACTCTCCTCAATGGTGAAATTAAAAGTTTGCGTTTGTTCTGATATGACATCAGATGTGTTTCTTAACTCTACTTCCCCTGCCCAAATACCTGCTTTGGCTGCTGTTATCTCTTCATGACCAAATGTTACAGATACTATTCCACTGGATCTAGTGCCATATACAATGGATTTGTCTACTAAAAGAGTACCATCTGGTTGCCATACCTTCCATTTGCCTGAATAAAATGTAGTGCTATTAGTTAAATCCCTTGCTGTACCATCAGCATTTTTAATGGTAAGTTCAAGTGTAGTAGTACTGCCTACTTTTATAGTAAATGATACTGATCTAGGTGTCATGTCCATGCTCATGTGTCTTCACCCTTTATATCCTGACTTCGTTTATTAACTTTCGCATTTTTACTCTTGTCATGTACTTCCTGAGATCCCTTTCTGCTTAGTTTGGTGGTCTTGGATCTACCCTTGATACTAGATGTTCTGTCTCTTCTGTTGATTTTTATAGTTCTTCTAACCCTTACCAATCCATCTCTCAAGTCCTTGATTATTGACTGTGACACCCGTACTGACTCAGTAACAGTCTTCTGAATTGTCTTTGTAAGGTTCATTGATTCTATCACATTGATAATTTCAGTTACTACTCTTACTATTACCTTGAATTTATTCCTAAATGCCAAGATGCTCACAGTCTCATTGATCAATCTCATTAATCCTCTTCCTGTAACAGATGTTGATGACACATTGATTATACTTGATACAACCCTCAATACGAATTTTCCTCTGATTATACTTTCAACAATATTTACAGTGCTGACTACTGTTCTAGTAATATCTCTGTACCTGTTGATTACAGATGACACTTGAACTGAGTTACTAATTGTTCTAGTCAATGTTATAAGTCTTGAGATTGGCTCTGACACACTTACTGACTCTGTAAAGGATCTGCTCCAACCCTGTGCGAATGATTCTGCTGTACTGATAGTACTGTTTATAATTCTAAGTAACTCTCTTGTCCTATCTCTGAATGATTGTATTGATACGGTTTCGTTTAATGATCTAGTTAACACTCTAAGTCTTGAGATTGATTCTGATAATTGAATACTGTCATTTATGATTCTTAATAATACTCTTGATCTATCTCTGAATGATTGTATTGACACTGTTTCGGTTACTAACTTGATAAGATCCTTTAGTCTTGACACAGTTTCAGATACGCTTACTGATTTGGTTATTGTTCTAGTCATGTTTCTTAATACAATTCTACTGTCAATGACTGACACTGACTCAGTGAATGACCTGCTCCAACCCTGTGCGAATGACTCTGCCATACTGATGCTTTCGTTTACTATTCTTCTAATTACCCGTGCTCTGTTTCTGAATGACTGTATTGATACGGTTTCGTTTACATGTTTGATGAGATCCTTTAGTCTTGTAACTATTTCTGACATGTTTACTGTATCAGTAATCGTTCTTATCATTCCTCTTAACACAATTCTACTGTCAATGACTGACACTGACTCAGTGAATGATCTTGACCATTTCTTTCCAAAGGCTTCTGACACACTTAATGCTTCTGTTACAATTCTAATTAATGTCCTCGTTCTATCTCTGAATGACTGTATGGATATGGTTTCATTGATGTGTTTTATTAAGTCTTTTAATATTGATACGGTTTCAGATACGCTTACTGTGTCAGTGATTGTTCTTCCTAGTGAACGTAATGGTATCAATCCTATAGATATATTGACCGTATCAGTGAGTGTCTTTATGATTCCTCTAAGTCTAACTCTTACTTCTGTCACACTGACTGTATCAGATAATACTCTACCTAATGCTCTGTATAACATGTAAGCATCTGAGGTTTGAACTGTGTCAGTAATTGTTTTTATTACTCCTCTTGATCTTATTCTTGTTTCAGATATACTGATAGATTCAGTTATGATTTTTCTGATTGCTCTTAGTCTATCTCTAAATGCCAAGATGTTTACAGTCTCAGATACTATCTTTCTAATATCTTTGAGTTTTGAGATTGATTCAGATACACTTACAGATTTTGTAATCACTCTGCTTAATACTCTGTAAGGCAATAGTGATTCTACAACTCTTACAGTACTTGTTATTACTCTCTTGATAGAAATCAATCTTGGCAATGATTCAGATATGTTTACAGATTGAGTCAACACTCTTCTAATTGTAAGTAATACCAATGCTTCTTTATACACTGTTTGGAACACGTTTGACTGGAATATGTTCTGGAATATTCCTGATAGGTTAACTGCGACTGTCTCGTTAACACTCTTACTCCAACCCTTGTAGATGTTTTCAGATACAGATAACGTGTTGTTGATAATTCTAGTTAGTGCTCTTAGCCTATCCCTAAATGCCAACACGTTTACAGTCTCGTTGATCAATCTTCTTAATACTCTTCTTGGTGTCAATGAAGTTACTATCTGTATTGACTCGTTCACATGTTTGGTGTGAGATTTGAGTCTAGTTACTATCTCAGATACGTTAATTGTATCAGATACAATCTTTGCAATTCCTCTAAGTCTTGAAATTGGTTCAGATATGCTGACAGATTTGGTTATTGTTCTTGTCAAAACTCTGAGTCTTGGGAACGTGGTGGACACACTTACTGACTCAGTGAATGACCTGCTCCAACCCTGTGCAAATGACTCAGATATAGATGTACTGCTGGTTACTATTCTTCTTAACACTCTTAACACTATGTTTCCATCAGATATGCTTACACTCTCAGTAAATGATCTTGACCATTTCTTTCCAAATGCTTCTGCTACTTGCACGACATCAGTGATGATTCTTGTTATGGATCTGTTCCTTACTCTAAATGCCAACACACTGACTGTCTCGTTGACATGTTTTATTAGATCTTTAAGTCTTGAAATGTTCTCAGATACAGATAACGTACTGTTGATAATTCTAGTTAGTGCCCTGTATTTTAGTATTGATTCAGATACACTCAATGTGTTATTGATGGTTCTTCTCATACCTCTTATCCTTATAGCCTCTGATATTCCTTGGAACACGTTGTTCTGGAACACATTGGATTGGAATAACTTTTTACCTATGTCAACGGTATCGGTAAACACTTTCAACATAACCGTGTATCTTGCGAATGATTCTGCTACCTGTATGGTTGATGTTACAACTCTCTTGATAGATCTATACCATTTAGAAGCATCTGTGATCTGCATTGATTCTATAAATGATCTAGTTATACCTCTGAGTCTTGGCACTGTCTCAGATATACTGACAGAGTTATTAATTATCTTTCTAAGTGCTCTTAATCTGTCTCTAAATGCTAGTATGTTAACTGTCTCTGATAATACTTTGAGTGCGACACTTAGATGTATTTGTGATTCAGATACGCTTATGTTACTGTTGACTCTCTTTATCCAACCCTTGTATAAGGATTCAGATAAGGATACAGTGTCATCTATCACTCTTTTCAACACGGTAAGTCTTACATAGTCATGTGCTATGTTCACTATACTGTTAGCAACCTTTACAAATCCAAGTGCTCTAGGCTGATTACCTGATATACTGAGTGTACTGTTAATTATTCTACCCATGCCTCTAAAGTCATTAATGGTTTCACTGTGTTGTATTGTCTCACTTATCATTCTTGTGATTGCTCTTAGTCTATCCCTAAAGGCTAACACATTAACAGTCTCACTGTATACTTTCTTCATTACAGATGATCGTATTGCTGTTCCTGTCACTTGGACAGTGTTAGTTAACACTCTCTTGACAACCATCAATCTGTTCTGTGACTGTGACACCTGTACCACGTCAGATAGTATTCTTCTTAGCACTCTATGACTGTTGAAAGAATCGGATATGCTTACAGTCTTGTTGATTATTCTGTTCAATCCTCTTATCACGATAGCCTCTACGTTGACATTCTGGAACACGTTGGACTGGAATATGTTTGACTGGAACAACCCTA